AACCAGTTGCATTAATGGAGTGGATATTTAAATATTATTCGAAAGAAGGTGATGTAATACTTGACCCGACGATGGGGTCGGGTTCAACTGGCGTTGCTTGTAAAAATATGAATAGAAATTTTATTGGAATTGAAATGGATGAAGAGATTTTTAAAGTAGCAGAAAATAGATTAAAATAATCTAAATTAAAATATATAATTAATATATATTATCATGGAATATAATGATTTACCAATCATAACAATATTAACACCAGTATATAAAAGACATAATTTTTTAAAATTATTTTTACAAAATATTAAAAGTCAAAATTATCCATTATCAAAAGTTAAAGTTATCATTGATGAATGTAAATCTGATGAACCATTTATAAATAATCTAGATGAAGTAAAACGTGAATTATATCCAGTAGAATTAACCCATAATGTATATGATAAAAAAGAAACTATTGGTTTCAAAAGAAATAGATTAGTTAGAGATTGTAAAACAAATATATTTCAGTTTTTTGATAGTGATGATATATATAATCCAGATTGTTTATTATATAATTATATTTGTTTAAAAGATAATAATGCAGTATGTGTTGGTAGTGATCAAATGATATTCTGTTATACTAAATCTGAATATAAAATTTGTAAAATAGATTGTGGGGGATTAACTTCACACATACATGAAGCATCTGTTATGGCTAAAAAGAAATGGTTTATAAAAACTAATAAATTCGATGTTATTAATACTGGAGAAGGAAAGAATTTATTTATGGGTGTTCAAAAAAATAAAATATTTATAACTAATATTGATATGGTAATGATATGTTTATGTCATGAAGAAAATACAATACCAAAAGAACATTTTAATGATACAAATGATAATAGTCCTTCATTAGATGAAAAGATTGTAGAATTTATTGAAACTATTTTACCATCATAATTAATGATAAGTTAAAATATTTAAAATAATATATATATTATAAATATAAATATGGAATTACCAAAAGAAGATATCATATTGAAACAAAGAAAAGATAATAAAAAAAAAAGACGGGCAGAATATGAAAAGATATATTTTAAAGATCCCGACGTTATAAAACAACGTAAGAAAACCCAGCTTCTATATAGACAAATAAATCAACGTGAAACACCGAATCGACAACCCAAACCAATATATATTGAATTTCAAAAGGAATTTTATCAGAAACAAAGAGATAGTCGAAAGAATCCTTTTTTAAGATCTACAAATGGAAATTATATATTAACTTTCGATTAATATATAAAAATAATATATTTATAATTATATATAAATATGAATGATGATAAACTGATTCAAAAATTATTAAGTAATTATAAAAAGAAAAAAGAATATGATTATCAAATATATCATAATGAAAAAAAATTAAACCCAGAGTTCATGAAAAAAAATAGAGAAAGAGCAAGTAAACATTATCATAATAATAAATTAGAAAGAAAAGAATATTATGAAAAAAATAAAGACTTACATAAATGTAAGAACCTTTATTATTATTATAAGAACAGAGATAGATTGGAAGAATTTAAAGATAAATATGAAGATAAATATAATATTTTAGTATCTATGGATTTTATTAAACCGATTCAACTGGTTCAACTGGTTCAACTGGATCATTCAGAACAATTCTGAAATTACCTTCATCTACAAATTTACCACTCGAAAAATTGATTCGGGTATATTCTATATCTTTTCGATCTAACTCTTTGTATTTATTTACAACATATTCTTTTAATTCATCTTGAGTATAAACGATACCTTCTTTTTTTGCATCGCGAATATATTTAATCATTGTCTTTTTAAGGTGTACTCGGTTGGTTTCTACGAGAAATTTAAACTGACCCATATTATATATAATAATATAATATATTTTTTTTTTATTAATATTTTTAATAATGTTTTCAAATTAAATTATTTCTTTTTTGGTTCATTTAATATTTCTTCTACTATATTAAATGATGTATTCATTTGTCTTTGAATTTTAAATATAATACTACTATCGGGGGATGTAGTAGCATAAGAACCGTCGGGGTTACACAAAGCAATATTAATACTTGATAAAATAGTTGGTTTAGTTATGACAAACTCTACATCACTCTCTCCTGCGAAATAATAATCGGATTGTGGATTCTCTTTATTTATTACACCGACGATGGGCATATTTGTATTATCTGTTTTACCACCGACAAATCTAGAGTCGGGAACTATATCACTCCTTATCGTATAATACCCATGTTTCATACTAACTGGGAAATTTTCAGCTGTAACTTGAATACTTTGAGTTTTTATCTCAACTTCTGGATAAAAAGTATTTGTATTCCAACTTGAAGCACCAGTAGCCGAACCAGTAGTTGTATAAGCATACATATTACTAGAAGTGGGTATATTTTGACCAATTAAAGGTATAGAAGCATCATTTACAACCCATAAACTACTATCAAATGAAGATACTTGTGCATTCGTAGACAGATAACTTAAGTCATTTATATTTTCACTATTAATTCTTTGAAGTCTATTATTTGTAGAACTATGAAATTGTTCGTATGAAAAACCAAGAGTATTCCATACTGAATTATTCCAAGTTTTTAATGTGAAACCCAAATCTAAAATACCGATACCAGTTGGACTATCATATATAGTCCATTTTTCAAGTTGTGTATTATATGGAGTTTTTACACTTAAAGGTTGTATCAGTAATGTTTTTGGATTTGGGCCTGGAAGTATAAGAGTGCTACCAAAAACACCATTCGCAGTTTCATATCTACCAGCATATTCATAAGGACATCTTTCTACACAGAATTCATTATAATTTTCTTCTGGATTTAATCTATAACAAACATCTGTCGGAACTGAAGTTGGGGTTTGTGTTAAACTAATATATGGTTGGACGACATCACCAGTAGACCCGTTAATAGCAAATTGAGCAACATTTCCCCCACTTAACAAATGATTACCAATTCTCATGTCAGTATGTAATTGTGAGAAATAGAAATGATCTCCATCAAAACCAATTGTGGGTTGTTGAGCTCCAATATATCTTTTTTTTACATATTGAGATGAATCTGGATCACAATAATAATTTACACCACAACCAACACCATTTTCTAAACATACTGCTAATGTTCCAAATGCTGTAAAGTGTTCATCAAATCCAATTTTTCGTCCTTGTTCGATTAGATTTAAATAAGGATCTCCCGGACTATTAAAATAATCTGCGGGTGTTACTAAATCGTCTGGAGCATAATCAGTAAATATAGTTACAAATCCATCTGTGGATTTACTAAAACAACCATAAGTTAATTTTAAATTTGTTCCATCAGAATCAGCAATATTTTTAGTGGGACTATCTAAATAAATATCTTTATAAGTTGGATTATAATGAAATAATATCATTCTAGATACTAAACTCCCATGTCTCGTCCCCGCTACTTGTCCTTTGTAATTACCATAACCCAAATAAACTCTTATTCTATTATAATCTTCTAATTTTAATCTGGCTTCCCCCGTGGCTGTTGCGGGGTCTTTTAATACAATATCACTATTATAATAGTCATCAGTAGAACCGCCAAAATTGTAACTTCCACTAACCCCATCTAAAACATAAGGTTGTGATAATTTTTGATTTATATGAAACCATCTACAATTATTAATTGTATTTTTATTACTATAATATGGAACATCTCTTTGTGTATCAGTATCTTTACGATTCCAACCTTCAAATATTTCTGGATATAATGCTTGAGCATCTATAAAATCTTTTAATAATAATAAATTAGCTTTTGTATATGGAATATTTAATTTTAAAGGTTCAGCTTGAGAAGGGTGATAATTTGACGCCACTTGTGTTCCCCTTAAAACACTATTATATTGTTGTTCATTATAAACTCTTGAACCGCTATTAAGGTCATAAGATGCATTAATATTTATTTTTCTACCAGCATTCCATATTTCGGGTCTTTTAATTCCAATCGTATTAAAATTTTCATAAAATTTACTATCTGTATTTTGAGTTTTTGCTAAATCAAAGTCGTCTTCAGTGAAATTTTGTGTATTCGTATAAAATGTTTTATATGTTTCTGTTTCTATAATTCTTGATCGATCTTGTTCAAGTAATAAATCGTCAACAATACTTGTTTCTTGTATTTGATAATCATCTGTTACAGCTTGTAATTGTCTAGATAAATCTTCAGCAACATATTTAGCAGAAACAAATCCAGTGGGTAGTTTTAGATTTTTTTTCTCTCTATACCAAATATATGGAAAAGATTCGGGAGCCATTGAGAAATATTGACTAACATCCGTTATATCATAAGGATTAACAGAGAAAGTGGGGGCTTTCTCCATTATATTTAATTTTTGATTTTTTCTAACAAATAAAGCCATTTTAGAATTATCCTGCTTAACTTTTAAAAATCCTGCATCCGTTCTGAAATCTGATTTTAGATATTGTGGGGGGAGACTGTTTGTTCCAGATAAAGAAAACTTACTCCTTCCAGTATTATCCCCATCAGTATTAGCCCATGGAAATCCAGATGGTTCTGCATCTGTGGCTGGGTCTTCTGTCCAATTGGGAGCACCTGCATAAGGGAAGGAGTTTGGAAATTCTGCTGGGGTTACTAATGGATATGAACTAACACGGGGTATAAATTTTCTTGGGAGTTGTGTATATCCATTTCCATCTAATGTTTTATAATATTCTACTAAGAGATTTACTTCGTCATCTCGTAATTCTATATCTTCTGTTATTTCTCGATAATATGCTTCTATTGGTTGGGAAAAATCTCCCTTAATACCATTTGTTAAAAATCCATTCGTAAATTCTGATCCGATGCCTTCAAGAACTTCTTTTGTTACATTTTCAATATAAGTGAAAGATTTAGTTTCTTTTAAACTAACTCCTTTAATTTCAATTGTATCTAATGTTCCCGCTCCCGATTCAGAAACAAATGAACTATACACAGAGACTTTGTCACCAGCGTTTAAGTGAAATACGTC